TGACACCAGCGGAAGCACCGGCCAAACCAGCCGTGGTAACTGAAGCACCGGATGCCCTGTTGATTACTTTCTCTGCTTTACCCGCCGTAGCAACTGCAGGTACTAGTTTCTTAGCAGCCATTCCACTGCCTTTAATGCCAATACCAGCGGCTGTAGTGCCAGCAGCAATAAGACCAAGATCTGCACCAAGACGCTTGCGACGCTTAACGCGAGCCTCAAATTCAACGTCACTAGCTCTATCAAGTTTGGTCATATCTACTCTCTATAGTCGCAGCGGGAACAAATGCCACCTGACATTTTCGCCCCACATTCATCGCAGTGCCGTGTGCTCATTTTACAAATTATTCAAACTTATGTCCAAGGTATCCGGTTCCAATTGCCTTTTTACCGGTCTTCTTATCCGTAACAACAATGTCTTTGTTTTTAATCTCACGATTTGCTGATCGCTTTGCTCCGCGAACAGTTAAGCCATATGAAGCTCCGAGCGAAGCTGTTCCGACAGCTAGCGCAGTCTTAGGGCTTTTACGCATCAGCGCTAACTGTCCTCCGGTGGCCGCAGCATCTACTGCCATTGCTGGAACCTGATCTTTCAAGCGTCCCTTAATGCGCTTGCCATAAGTTCCTCTGCGAACCTGAACGTTATTTTTGCCAGCAGAAGCCAATTTCGCCTTTTTGTAACCTTCTTGTGTAGGAATATCTGCCTTAGAGATACCTTCGTGCGTAACACCAAATGCACTAATGCACATATCTTCTCCTAGAGACTTAGATACCTTAAGTGCGCGCTGCTTACGCATCTGCGCGATCTTCTTCTCTGCGTGCTTTTCTTTTCCAAGACCGACGCCGAACTTTGCTGCTCCACCAGCAGCAAGAGCAGCGCCGCCAACAGTAGCTCCAGCAGCAATAGCGCTCTTTGGAGACAATTTGATAGACCTGCCAACAGTTCGTGCTGCATTCTGGAGATGCAGAGACTTAGGCGAATTTGGACTAAACACCTGAGATGTTTTGTAGCTGTTCTTGCCTCTGTCAGCAAATGCTTTAGCGGCGCTAACTCCACCAGCACCAGCACCCGCTCCAGCTACAGCAGCACCAATTCCGACTGCCTGTGCGCCCTGACGCTTACCCCTACGGGCGTTACGCGAATCAATCTTTCGCTGCTCGATATTCTTCCAGTCGGCTTTAGAAATACCGAACGCATTCACAGGCACGTTGACTCCTTATAGTCATCTAGTTCTTCCTTAAGACTATCTTTCTCGTCAACATACTTCTTATAAGAATTGTGTGTACCTGATGCGTTAGATCGCCTACGCTCTTCGACGGCTTTTTGATGCTCGTCTGAGCGCTTACTAGCGTAGTTCTTTTTCATAGTAAGAACCGATAAAGAAACCGTCGATGGATACGTCCCATCCAGACATTTTAGTGAGGGAAGTCTGAACGGTTACCTCGTGGTTGTAGCACCTAGTTGTGTATTCAGAACCGCCAGTTGCACGGTCAACCGCTCGCTGCACTGCTCTCTTGAGAGGTACGCTCATAATCATCATACGTAGAGCTAACAGGATCAGATGGTGTTAGTCAAGAATGATCTGTGCGCTTACCCTTGCCGTGTATAGAGAACCCCTGGCGTTCTCCCTTTTTAACAAGCTCCCACTGCTCATCATCATTAATCTTCATGCCAAGCCACCAGCCATAGTTCTTGGCATCAGTCAGACCCATAGCCTCAGCCTTTTCGGGAGTGACAATTACAGATTCAATGAGGTCCGCAGTGTGCTTAGGAGCATCTCCATCCCTAGAGTGCATATCTCCACCAACGCGAGAAGTAAGGACATAGTTATAAGCCGCCTTTTCAATCTCCTCAAGTGGGATGTAGTCACCCTGACGGTCAATAACTTCTTCTCCGTCTACGTGCGTAACTGTGGCCCACCCAAATACTTGACGTTTATCCTCGTCAATACCAGTGATCTCAGCATCCCAAGTCATCGACTTAATGACTGGTTCTGGCTCTACAAGGCTCTTAAATTTCTTATTCTTGTGCTGAGCCATGCCATAAGCACCAGCAGTAGCTCCAGCACCAGCAGAGCCAGCCATTCCGAGCTTAACTAGGCTCTTACGGCCCTTTGCAGCACCAGAAGCGATAGTACGGTTAGCGTAATTCTGGTCCATTTCTTGCTTATAACGTCCCTTTGCAGTAGTACGACCAGCAGCTTTCTTAGCGCCATTCATGAGAACTTCACTACCGGACTTAACGTCCTTTAGGGTGAATCCTTTAGAAAGACCACTTTTCTTTTCCTGAAAACGACGCTGTAGCGCTTCACCTGGCTTATACGAGCCAGGAGCCTTAAATGCGCTGGGCTTCTTCAGGCTATTGAGCTTGGCAGCTAGCGGAACACCTTGCTTGTGAGCACTTGCACCAGCCATTCCAGTTGGCTTACCGACATAAGGCTTAACCATCGCCTTTAGGTTGATGCCTTTTTCAATCTTATCTTTCTTCTTGCGCTTCTTGAGCTTAAAAGTTCGCAATGGTGCATTGACATGACAGTCAGCGGCATCTGGACCCATCTTTTCGATAATCTCGCGTGGGTCCACGACTCCATCAAGGAGAACGTCGAGTGCTTCGTAAAGCTCATTCGGAGTTGCCATGTAGGTATTCTCTCGTATCGGTGAACTCACTGTGATATCGTCTCCATCATAACTGAATAGGAAAAGGCACTCCTTGACCATGGGCGGATAGGGAGTGCCTTTTCTGTCTCTAAACTTCTGGCGGCGCAGTAGGCTGCGCATATACCACAGTTACCCACCTGTCATCAGACCATGGGTTGCTAAAGAACAGCTCTGGGAATGATTTGGCAATATCTGGATTATAAACTGGGCTAGTAGAACTATTACTCTCCCAAATTATTTTAGAGTCAGAAAGGTCATTATAGATACTCTGGAAGTCTTTGACCGACAATCTAAATGTTAATTTACGGTCATCTGTTGGAGTAAGTAAATGATTTACAATCTCTCCTTCTTGACCAGAAGGCTCAGCCATGCGAATCTTATAAGTTCCAGCAACGTTATCGGAGCCGTTGCTGTTGATATTATCTAGCTCAGTATTTACTGAATAAAAATCAGAGAATCCTACAACTGCTGGAGTGAAGTTATAGGTGTTGTCAGTGGCCCCTAATGTACTTCCTTCTTCTTCATCATCAAAATCTTCGTTTACTACTACATCTCGTTCGTAAGCCTTCTGTTCCTCACTAAGCCACAAGTTAGCTTGCGCGAGTGAATCCTTGATAGCAAGACGCAGAGACTCTGGAATATCTATTACGGATAGATTATCGCCAGTTATCTCAATAGGTTCGTTTTCAACATAAGCGTTACTAATGACTGGGATACTACCCATTTCCAAGTCAGTAGTATCAATATTAGCAATTTGCTCGCTAGATTCACGGTTCCAAGGATTAACGATCTTGTGCTCTCTACCCTGGAACCTACTCTTAAACCCGAAGTAAGGAACGAACGCAACTTTTCCGTCCTGCTTAATGTACTGTTGCTCTTCTGGAACATCAGGAGGTTCGAACTCTCTACGCTCATGCTTTCCATTAATGTAAACCCAAGTAACGACCTTACGCCGTCTTACAGGAGGCTTCTTCTCTTGCTCAGTAAACGTATTCGCCGGAGCCTTCGCTGTCTCAGTAAATGCGCTCGTCTTTGGAGAAGTAAATGCGCTCTTCTTTTCTCCGGTAAACGCGCTCTGTTTGATTCCAAATGCATTGACCTTCTTTTCTGGCTCGCTAAACAGAGATTTTTTAGGTACTTCATCTAGCGACACGTCAATCCAGTCAGAAAGCCTTGAATAATCAGCAGCCTGCTCTTTCGTAGAAGTCTGTGGCTTAGGCTTTGACCTGAATTGTCCTCTGTTACCAGGCTGACCGCGTAGGTATTTATTCTCGTCCCAGTCTTTACGCAGACTCTCGCGGTCGTCTGGAAGGATAATGCGGATATCACAACGGCAATTTACGTGTACACCTGGAGTCCAGAACTGCCCCGCCGTAGTTTCGAACTTCTCGTTGATAGGAACAGTCTTCTTATCCATCGGAGCACAGATAGGGCATACACGCTCATCTTCTGCGGTAATCCACATCTTCATTGCATCTTTTGGGAGAATTCCCATTTCCTGCTGATACAGCCATACAACATTCTTGCCCATTGTCATAGAGGCCCAAGCCTCATGGCGAGCAATACGATCTGCTCGCCCATGAAGCATTTTGGACACTACCTTCTTAAGACCAGAAGGAACTGCCTCGGTTTGGTACTCAGCAGCATTAGCACCAGTCTTGGTGATATACGAGCGCATCTGCTGTCTATCTAGCCCATATCCCTCTACAGCACGCTCCCACGCGATAGAGGGATTGACATTCTTGTTTAGCTGAGCAGCAAACCCCTCAACAATGGCGTTGTCAGAAGTGGCGTTGATGTAATTACCAAGTGTCTGCGAGTACTCACGAGCAATGTCCGCCAATTGCCTATCTGACATTTGTACTTGCTTACTGGCAACCTGATAAGCAGAAGCAACCGCTGGCGTAGCAATCTGTAGCCATACCGGAGCAGTCTTACCCCACACCATCTTGAGAGCGGCATATGCCTCGTCAGTACTCTGTGGCTTCTGTTCACGTAGTTTCCGCCGTGAGATTGCCAGCCACACAAGAACAGAAACGCCAATACCAACAGCAATAGCGATTTCTGTCTTCAGATGTGAGTTCTCTTTAGTGGTCTCATAAATAACCTGATTCTCTCCATCTAGGAAGTCCTCTGGGTTGTACTGAAGAAAGTCCTCTGAAGATTGGCTAAGGAAGTCGTTTTCTGGCATACGACTACCTTACTCCTCGTTGTTTTTAAAGGCGTTGGGGTAAGATCCTAGGATAATTGCATTTACGGCAATAGGATCATCACCTACATTAATTTGATCTGCAACTAGTGGAAAATGCTCCTTTAGCAAAGAGATATTTTGCTTGTCATAATAGTCCTGGGTAGATTCAATCTGTGCAGACTGAGGGGACATATTCCGAGCAGCATTGCGAGCCATTAGACCCACTACATCATCTGTTTGTTCTTCACTAGCGTTAATTAAAGCAATGTTTGTCTGGTACTCATAAACTGCACTGGGAGCTTCTTCTTTTGCTCCAGAAGCTTCGCTCTGTAGTTCTTGTTCCTTTCGGAACGTAACAAGTGCCTGCTTAGCCTTAAGCAGATCCTCTACATTGCGATAGAAGTCAGGTGTTGGCTTTCCATCCCGACCAAGCACATCAACATCCACACCAGTCAAATTCGACTTAATATTTGTGTTGGGGTCGAAGTTATGGTTCATAGAAGCTTGCGTCTTAGCAGCCTTGTAATCCTTTGCGGCAGCATTTAGCGCTGCAGATACCGAATCCTCTGGTGTTCCTGGGAACCTATCTCCAACTGCAGAGATTACAGGGGTAGCATCACTGATGTTCTTGTCTGCTGGCTGCCTGTCATAACCGCCACCAAACTCCCAAGTAGCACCTGAGTTATGCGGATCGAAGAAATCATCCAATTGCTTGCGACGGTCCTTACGATCAACAATCTTAGGAGCGCCTAGCTTGCCTAGCTTCGCAGCAGACAAGTCATCCCGAGCTTCCTGCTTAACGCTAAAGACCTTAAGATCCAGCGCTGCATCAATTGCCTTGATTACATCGTCTTTTCTATTCGGATCAGACAGCGCGCTTTCTAGGTCATTAAGGTCGCTAACTCCATTAAACAAAGGAAGCGTTTCTTTGAACTTAGTCTTTTCTAGATTCTGGTCATCGAAGATTTCTTTAACTGATTGCCCATCTAGGCTAATAGTCATTCCGCTCAGAGGATCTTTCCACTGACCCTCAACTTCCGGGCGGATTACTGGTCCACCAGGCTCATCTGTAGCGCTAAACTTACCGTTCGCATACTGGTCTAGCAGCTGCTTACCAATCTCGTAATAAGCCTTTTGTTTCTGCTCATCAACAGACATACCTGAATTAGCAGAACGACGAGCGACAGAGGTTCCAATTTCCTTGCCCTCATCTGTCTTCGCCTTCTCGCTAGCACGCGTTGCTGCTACTTGATTACGTACCTTGAAGTTCTGGAATCCAGTTTGATCGGCGTTCTTCTTGCTCTGCCCATTGATACTGTCGTCCCAGTATCCGGCCTGAGCAGCAGCAGGACGGTTATAGCGAGGCTTAACGTAGCCAGAATCGTCGTTCCATGCGCTACCGTCATTCCACGGACGGAATGAAACCCTACTGAAGTAGTACGGGAACTGGTTCTCTAGTGCCTCTTGTGCCTTCTTGTAGCCCTGTGCATTGAGGCGTAGTGGCTTATGAGACATTTTGTACTCTTCTTCAGCCCGCTCAACTGCAATATCAGCCTGAGCCTGAGCGCCCAAAGCGCGAATCACGCCGTTCGTAGTGGAAAGCTCAGAAATCTGACGCTCTGCGCCAGCCTTAATCGCACCAGCATTTGCGGGGTCACGGCGCATCGCAGCAAGAGAATTCTGGTGAATTTCACCCATCTTTGTCTCTGCAAAGTCTGATGCATTGTCGTATCCAGCTTTAGACGCAGCGTTATCAGCCGTTTCACGGCGAATCTTGTCCTTGTCGGCCTCTGCCAATTTAGGATCTAGTTCGTCGCGTTCGCGAGCACCCCTAAGAGCGCTTTTGTAACCTTCTGGATCGTCTACTGGATCTGCCTCGCGCGCTGCTTCTTGCTTCAATTCTTCCTCACGCGCCTGTGAGCGCTGTGCAGTGTGAACCTTGTTAGACGCAAGCGAATCCAAAAGGTGCTCGTAACGACCGACCATACGGGCAGCCTTGTCGTTGTAGCGCTTCGATCCACGGAAGTCATCATCGAATTCAACCGTGTACACACCAGAATGCGAGACAACAGTAACCGCGCGTGCACCAGAAACTAGACCAGTGTAGATATCTTCTGCTGTCAATCCGCCGTATGCGCGTGTACGAACGTACTCCCCGCCTTGAAGCTTAGATAGATTCTTTAGGTTAAATGGAAGATACCAATCGTCTCCGTACCCCATAGCCTCCGTAACTACCTGACCCTTACGGTCGATAATTACACCTTGCGATGGAGGGATGTTCCCGCTCTCACGGTTAAGAACATAAAGCTCTTCGTTTGGAAGCTTCTTGCGGAAGTAATCAATGACCGCAGATTCCTTCGCAGGAGACTTCTTCATCCCCATTTGTGGATTCTTTGGATCAATTGGCTCAGAAGCGCCAGAAGTTCCGTAGATTACCTTGTTACGAGCGATAGTGTCGGCCTTCTGCTGGCTGTCGCCAGTGTATTGAGCCTTCTTGCGCTCTTGGTTACGAGCTTCGTTAATCGTGTTCTGAAGCACTGCATTTGGCGTCTTTTCGACACCACGGTAACGATAAGCAGACTTTCTCGCCTTTGGCCCAATTACCTTTTCTGCTTCAGCAGCATGAGTAGAAGCAAAATTAGCAGCAAATAGTGCAGTATTGGCTTTAGGGCCAAGAGCCGGTCCCAGTACATCCTGAGCTAGCTTTGAACCTGCATTTACTTGGTTATAGAAGCGCTCTCCAGTACCCAATTCGGAAACTGGTTGCCCTGCTTTGTCTGTGTACGCCCCTAAAGCACCGCTGTTGATAGACGACAGTGCAGCTGCTCCAGCCGGACCCAATAGGTCATAACCGAGGTCGGTTGGGTTATCAGCAGCACCAGTAGGAGACTCGATAACCTGAACACTACGGAGCTTCTTCCCCTTCTGGTACATAATCGAATTGACTAGACCATTAGCGGAGTTAATAGAGTCAGCTTGGGCAGTGCGAGCTTCCCCCACAGTCATCAGCGGAGTGCGCTCTTCTTCCCCCTCGCCGTCTCCCTTTTTACCGCTTTTCGCATTATAAACACCGTAAATAAGAGCATCATTAGGTGTATTAGAGCGAAGAATTTCACTGACCTGAAGATAAGCCTGCTGGAACTCAGACTTCCTCTTGTTATTCAGACCAGAATTAGGAATACCGCGCTTGCCAGCGTCCTTATCATTCAGGTTAGGTACTTTTTCGTCAGTCTTAACTTTATGCGACGTAGTACGGAAGCGCCCTCCCTCACCGCGAGGGTGCAAGTCTTCTTTCCAGCGATAGCTATTACTCTCAGCCTTAGAAATAAGCTGAATTGCCTCATCAAGAACAACTAAATCGTGGATATCTCCACCATTAGCAGCCTTAGAGATAGCAGCCTTCTTGATTACTTCCCGTACTTGCTGCGTACGGTCTTGGACGTAGGACTGAAATGCCTTACTGACGAGTTCCCGATTTTGTTGTACGGATGCAGTGTGAAGGTCAAAAAGAGCTGCTCTGAGAACAAATGGAGCCTCTTCAGGATGTGATTCAACCCATTCATATGCATCAACCGCCGCAACTAGACTGTCGTTCTTGGAAATGCCCAGGTATTCCCTCGTAGCTTGCTCACGCTTCACTTCTTAGGCTCCTTCGGCTTACCCTTAAGCTGCTTCAGTTTATTCTGGTGCAACTCGTCGTTGTGTTGAAGTTTCTGCTGTCCCTGTGCCAATTTTAGCTGATGCTGCTCGTCTGACTGCTGCATAGCTGGGTCTACCTCTTCTTGGCCTTCTTGTTGCGCAGCTTGCTGTGCTTCATGGTCACTAGCTTGCTGCTCTAGCCCCATCTTTTGCTGCTCCATAGACATAGCACCCTGCTCTGCCTGCTGCTGCATCTGAATGATCTGCATTTTCTGCTGAGCGATAGAGATAATTTGTGCTTGCCGATCCTGCACTTCAAGAATCTCTTCGTCTTCCTTGGAAAGCTCTGGAAGACGCGCAATATCGCGAACAAACTTCTCAAGGCTAGGATCTGGGAACCATTCGACACCAGCAGAGGCCATCTGACCCATGAATGCGCCCAATTGCGTGATATCTGGCGGATCAACATCAGACGGCTTAATCAGTGGTAGTTGGTCTAGCTTCCAGCCATTTACCTTGAATAGACGCGGGATAGCGTAGTTATTGAACACATCGGCAATAGTCTGCGCGATTGAGTTCATAGACGCACGGAATAGACCAGTCTTATCAGTATGTAGAGAGTAAGAACCAACACCTTGATGCCCCACTAGAATGAAGTCAGCAAGAACGCTCATCAACATACGCTCTTCGTAACGCTGAATAATCTCGCCAATATTGAATTGACGACCTCCACCACCACTTAGTAGCTCAAACTCAAACAGTGGTTGCTTGGTATCAGTGTCGTACTCAGTAGGAAGGATCAGACCCTCTTGTTCGTTCCTGCGCACAGAACGGACCATCTTCTTAAATGCCTGTGTCATCTTGTAGCGATCAGAACCTACTGGAGCAGCTAAGTACTCACGAGGAATCTTAGCCACAGGGAGTCCTGCTAGATCCCGCTCAGCGCCAATAGCTTCAATCTCTTCTAGGCGCTTCTTCATGTACCAGGGTCGGTATGAATTACGCAGGAAAGAACGTCCCTCTGGGTTGTTCTTCTCCGTAGAGGTACGGAATAGCAGTGACTTCTCAACAGGAAGTGTTACTGACTTGTAGTGCGGAGGAGACATTTGCACCATGGCTTGAATTCCGCCTTGGTCGTCAAATACCCAACGCAGCCACGTCTCCTGAGAGCGAATAGGAATCTTGCGCCATCCAATACGCCCATCGTTGAACTTAGAACGACGTGACGCATTCTCTTCGTGCGGCCCCATACGTCGCTTATAGACGATCTCGTGCCATGACCAGCCATAAGGAAGCATCGTAAGGATTTCAGTAATCATGTCGTCCCATGTGTGCGACATGTCTTCCATACACTGCTCTAGAAATTCAGCAGCTTCTTTATCTCCTGGTTTATCGCCTGACGGCTCGACCCGCCATTCCACTTGACGTAGCAGACGGTCCGTAGCGAAGAGTAAAGCACCAATAACAGGGTCATTATCCTTCATCTCCCTAAATATCTGTACTGCTTTACGCCCGCGAAGCTGTGGAAGGAATTCTTCATCAATATAGCCAGATGTACGTCGAACACCAGTTAGGCCAAGTTCGACCATAGGACTAACATTCTTCGGTACTTCATCGAAGATGTTGTCGCCTTCTAGGTCTCGCTGATCTGGCATTTATCTACTCTCTGATCATATGTGTTGGTCGTTAACACCATATACGAAGAAATTAAGCCTTGCTACGTTGACTCAGCTTGTGAGCAGCAAATCCTCCAGCTGCAGCACCGCCCACAGCACCAGCAGCAATAACCTTTGGGCCACCTTTGGGTAGCTTATTAACTAGCTTTCCAGAACCAGCCAGCTTCTTAGTGGAATCTGCTCCGTTACTGCCACCATCCATGATGGTGTTAGCTGCATTCATAATTTGCTTGGACTTCTTGCCCTTTACGACGCCATTAATGGGCTTAAAGGCAGCAGCAACACCGCCACCAACAACTCCACCAGCAGCCGCTCCGACAGCTTCGTTCTTGTACTGAATGTCGCGCTTAGAAATATGATTAACGCCAAATGCACTTGTATGCACAAGAACCTCCTATATCAATGTCTCCATCGTATACGGGAGGTCCAGTAATTACTTAATCTTGCCCTTTAGCAACTTGAGAGCAATACGCTTCTTATGAGCATTCATAACTGCAGTAGGGATAGTGTTCTTTGGGTTCATTGGCATACCCTTGGAGATATGCACTACGCCAAATGCTGATTTCATCTCTTATACCTGCTCTTCTTTAGTGAATGGTTCGTCAAAGTCTTCTAGAAGCATATCCTTTTTGTATGCATCATTCCAAGTCATGCCCCTATTAAGTTGGTCTAGGAGAGTGTCGATATAGACCATTGCCCGCTCTTTCTGACTATCAGATGCAGACAACCAGGCATCACGCGCCCACGTAAGGGCTTCGATCACGCTGCTTTTGAGCATATCTAGATAATAATCTTGCCGTCTAGTTCCAGGTATAGATTTGGCCATCTACCGAGAACTTACGCCCAAGAATAGGCACTGGAATAGGAAATACGTGTCCTTTATGCACGCGCAAGATACCGAATCCCTGTTGCCAGTTAGCTCCACCAGTCTTTAGGTATTGCTCTGACGCGGCCTTAAGGTCCATCAAATGACCCACCTCAAAGCCAAATAGCGTCTGTTTAGACAAGAAAACTCAGGTCTTCCTGCGGGTTCTTAACGTAGACAGATATCGAAGGATCACCCGTCTTTGTACCTTGTCTCTGGTCTTCTGGAAGGAAGTGTGCCTCAGTCCTCGTAGGAGCCAAATCTCTAGCGATAGTAATAGCTTCCCCACCAGCGAATCCATGTTTCTTGATCAACCTCCATGCTAATGCTAGGGAGCATACCTCGTCAGGGAGGTGGAAGTCTTTTCCGCGCCCGTAAAGGTCTCCCACACGAGCGTATTTATGGGCAATGTAATTGGACTTGAATTGAGGGTAAGCAACTCTACCGTTCTCGACGGCTGAGACGTATTCGCTGAGCATGTTGTCACGGGATTGTCCTGCCATGATGAAGCTGTTAGCGCGGAGATCGACGTAATCGTTAACCACATTCCCAAGACCAGTACCGTCGTGAATAGCAGTGGCGTTATATGTGTTGATAGCTTCATTAAACCAACCAATCATCTGTGGGTATGGACGACGATTGACCCGCATCCAATACACCATGCGAGCAGGTTGAACGTCTGCACGCATTACTGAAATTACTGTGTAGTCCTGCTCTTTGCCCCAGTCAGCTGCTGCAACGTACACACCATGTCTTTCTGGTTCTTCGAACGTGTATTCTTCGAAGTCTTTTTGAATCTTCTCCCTGATTGGGGAGTGTGGGTATCCGAACACCTGTTCGATAGCGTCTGGATCGAACGCGCGGTTACCAATAGCGGGCTCGCCAAGCTCATACTCAGTGCGCCACATCTCTGTGGGGATCTCTAGTTTCTTCGCGTCAATAGTCTCTTGACTTAGCCATCCATCAATAGGATTAGCTGAACACTGATAGCACCACGTAACGACAGGGAGATTACGTTCCTCAAACCTGCGTCTAATAGCAGTGAATGTGTTATGCACCAGAATTCCGTTAGCTACGTACTCGTGCGTATCGCCTACAGTTAAGTCCCACGTTGGCAGTATTATGCCACTATGAATAACTTCAACAACTTCATCCTTGGCAAAGACGTATCCGTCAACCTCGATACCGACGAGTGCATCATCTGGCCCTTCCGTATCGGACCCAATGGATACGGGTACAAATCTGACAGGAATCTCATTCCTGGGAAAAGAACTTTCCTCGCTCACAGGTGGGTCTACATGAAGGTCATTGGTCCTATCCCCAACGATTTGCCCCTGGACCATACTTGTTGCAACAGATCCTGCATTAACCCCAGACACCTTGAACTCGTCACTACTTCTGAGAACAACATCAGAGCGCTCGCTGTTAAAACTCCTAAGACCGTCTGCAACAACGGTCATGACTTGACCATCGACGGCGCTGTTGTCTATATCAAGAGCGGAGTTGGAGACTCCAGAAAGCGCTCTTGCAGAGTCTGCAGAGACGACAGAAACGCTGCTTTTAAAGCCGCTAACCCCACCTATCACAGAGATTACATGCGTGCCTACCGTGAGTCTGGAAGCTTTGACCCAGCCAGCACTAGTCCAAACGGGGTGCCAGGGAGTGCAAGTGATAACTCGTCCTGACGCGAAACGTACAGTTACGCATTCCTGATTGCCAGTGTTAATCGAATTAGTAACGTCACGCCATCCATCTCGCGTCATTACTTGATCTCCAATCACTACTTTCTGGATAGGGATCTCTCCCCGCTTAGTAGTGATTGGAGTATTAAGTACCATACAGCCTTCTGGGTTCTGCCATGTGCTGCACATTACCGTGAATGGCTTAATCTCTTCGCCCATATAGTTTATCTGTGGCATTGGCTGTCCTAGAGCAGCATCTAGGATGTTGATATCCATTTCATCAATCTCATCAAGGATTAGAAATGGAGGGTGAGGGCCACGAACAGTCTTTTGAGAAGCAGTAAGAGGTCTAATCCTCGCCTTATTAGTGAGGGTAATCTTGTTATTGCTCTCTTTAGCAATCATGTACCGAGGAGCATTCTCATGGTTCATAGCGGTACGCATATGCTCGTGAATGTTTGTTGACTGGGAGAAAGACCCACCAAGCATGTTCACATCTGCGCCTTTTAGGAACGCTTTAGTAATCCCCAATACGGAAAGCATGTAGGACTTACCAGATAGACCACGTGAGCCGTGCCATAGAACGGTTGAGTGTCCACGCTCAAAGTACGCGTCTGCGAAGGCGGTAAATGGCGCTGTGTGCTCTGGGTGGCCACATGTATGCCTGGGTAGCTTAACTCCCCACATAGCCCTTACAGCCCAGTAAAGCGATTCATCGTCCCACGGCGCTCTATCTAGAACGAACGGAGCCATTACGCTTCTCCCTTGTTCGCTTAGCGTGTATTTGGATGAATGACATGGCTACATTCTAGTGGATAACACCAAATGCTGACTTAGAGATAGCGAACCTTCCAAGCTCATCTCTGTTGTATTTATCCTTCACTACAAGCCTATGAATATCTTTCCCTCTAGTGGTAATTGGGTTTTTCTGACCCTCAACCTTAAAATCACTATTGGTAATGTATTCCTTTTCCTCTCGGAATTGCTTAATGCCATTGTGATTATTAACGCTGATAGCTTTAGTGCCCGGTTCTAGCTCTAGCCTGTATCTATTCTTATTGCTCTTGTTGTTATGCCCAAATGCACCATCTGCGAAGTCAAGTGACTTTTTACCACTAGCGCTCCAAGAGCTAAGTCCGCCCTTGATTTCATCACCAGGCTTAATCTCATGCTTTTTAGTTGACATTCCTCGATAGAGAGGTTTATCTGTTGCTGGAGAATGCTCAACCATTCCTTCTAACAGCTTCCCAGAAGGCGCGAGGCTTCGCTGATACATACGACGAACAGCTGTATCTCTGGAGTGCAAGTTATCTATTGCAATACGAGGCTTTGTAATCTTCTTCTTAGCGCTCCTCTTGACTCCGCGTGAGTCGTTTTGCCAGTTACCTAGCGCTACCCCTACTGGGTCATAGTTCTTGTTTTGAACACCGAGCTTCTTTTCGTGCAGTAATTGCGCCGCTTCCTTTGGGTCTACATCCTTAAAGCGCTCTTTTTCTTTCAATACCCCTTTTGCAGCAGCAGAACGAGCGATAATGCTCTCTTTTGTATTTTTGTATGGATTCTTTCCCGAATCCGCCTTGTGTGCGCGCTTACTAACGTGCTCTACACCAAAAGCGTTAGTCATGGGAGTCCCTACTTGGAGTTGTGTACCCCATCATTATGACAGTCGCATCCACTGCAGTACGTACAAGAACGATGCTTGTCAGAAAGACACTGCGGGCTAATCATTGGCTGACCAGGAAGGATTCGAACCTTCAACCGTCCGATTAACAGTCGGATGCTCTGCCATTGAGCTACTAGTCATCGCATACACGCGTCATCATACCCCTTGATGCACATAGGACACTCGCAGGGTTTATGACATGGGCAATCTTTGCAGTACGTACAAGCTTTGTGATTCCCCTCCCAGCAGCATTCGTTAATGATCACGTGAATGACACCGCCACAGTAGACACAGGGACTACGAATGTCTGACCATCAGCTACGTCAATAGGTACATCAAGTGCTTTAAATGACAACATGTTGCCAGTAGTCACGTTGTCCCAGATAGCCATATGGGTAACTGTTACGTCTGGCATACCTACGAACAAAGCTTGTGTGGTATTACCAGTTCCCCTAGATCCTGCGTCACTGAATTGTACTTGCTGGCGAATGTAGTCCCCACTAGCTACCTCTGTACCGTAATCTCCAAGCACAGTTGGATCACTGATATGTAACCCGATATACGTTGGCTTTCCGTAAAACAATGAATTCAACATTGTATTAGCTGTGTACGTGCTTACTACACCCATCAGTGATACCTCATTCCAAATCCTACTCGTGTGCCGCCTTGAGAAGAAGAAGCAGAAAGCGTGGAAGCTATTCTTTTCCCCGCATTAGTTCCGTCATCTCGCTGCTTTAACCTTAAAGGTGGTTCACCAAATAGCTGATAACGCCACCTAGTAGTACGCCAATCTCCCTTAAACTTATAGGAAGCGTTTGCTGTGTTGTATTGAGCAGTACTTATATAAACATCGTGCGGCCTGACATCAGCCGTCATATTAATAGGACTTGCCGGAACGCCAGCGATAAATAGACCTTCGCCGTTAACGAATAAATCATCTAAATCGGGTGTAATAGTGAAGGTGCCGTTACTGCCAAAAGAAGCTATTTCCTCGCTGTTATCTGGCTGCCAAAAGTTACTTCCCCACCACTCACCCTCACCATTATTTTTATACGGATTGAGGTTTATAATGCTACTGTAATTGCCGTTTTTAAAACTATAAAGCTTTCCGGTCCAAGTGCCAATAAAATCAGTAACTGTTATTTCTACTTCTTCGTTGTCAAAATAAATCCAAGCACTACCCTGTGTGTAATTTGTGTAATCGAAGTAGTGCGGATTTGGAGCACTGGATAACTCAACTTCGAACTGAATAGAATCCATAAGATTAAAGGATTCACCGCTGTAGTAGATATACTTTGGGTCGTTGTATGCAATACCGAATGCTTGTCTAAAAGCGCTTTCCGAAAGACTTCTAACCCATGTATCAGGAGTTATGAGCGCAAATGCAGTTCCTGCTCCCCACACAACGTGCTTATAGTGGTTGATTTTCGTTGATGGTAGAAAGTGCGTTGCTTCAGCGATGGCGTATGTGCCAAAAGATCCATATGATCCGCCGTATCGTGTTCTTGGCCTAGGGCCACTGGTATGAGAAGGGAAACCAGAACCTGGACCATAAACAGACTCATTCCAAGCCTGATCAGACCATCCATACCCAGCAAGTATGGAGGGCTTTGATCCATATGTCTCCATTTCTTCTGAGTTATAATGCTCGAAAAATCTGTCTTCTTCAGCCAAATAATCAGACTCAACGTCTAGATCACACTGCGCGCTATGAGCGTCTCCATTACCGTCTAGCGTACCTTGGATATATTCTCCATTACCGTACTTATCTTCTAGCGAACCGCTAAACGGCTCTTGCCACTCAGACCATCTAGTCATTACACACCAGGTTCTGCTCGATAGAAACGACCAATGATGTAAACGTCCTCTGTGAATTCAGCATAGAACGCTACCCATACAGAGATTGCATTGGCTCGCTGCTTTACCCCCGCCTGTCGCTTGAAGTCAGGCATATTGGTGAAGTCGTATGTCCACGTAGCCTCGTCATACAGAAGGCCCGTTGGTTTGTGCCCGTCGCTACTACGCCCTGGTGAGTAACCAGCCTTCTGTTCTTTATTACCCCATCCAATGATGAATCCATCTGGTGGTGGGTAATGAGTAGATCCCTTGAGCTTCTCCCAAGGCAACCCTGTACTAGGATCAATAGACTCAAAGGCGTGTTCAATGAATGGGCTTGGCCCACCACCGTTCTTAGGCAACGACTTAGTAGTAATCTTGCGATCATAAATAGATACATGGAATGGGCATAGTGCTGGTTGTCCATTGGCCTTGTATGCAGCGAACTGAGACAGACGAATTGTTCCCTTCTGTGACAACACTACAGGCACAATAGTCCAACGCTTCGCTCGTGTAGGAGCATTGGCGTTTACTCTAACAAATGCTTCCTTGTTGTATCTGGGCCTATTGTCATGATTATCCCCAGATCCCTTGATGTAATTCTTCCATGGATATCTCTCTTGCTTCGCGTCCTGTTCCATTTCCTTGAAGTACTGAACTGAAGTCTTAGGTACATATCCACTACCAGCAGCATAGTCCCAGGGTGCGAGAATATCCTCGATCAATACAGACCTACGGTTAACCTGAAGCATCTTTGCTGGAGTAAGTGGATCTCGTGTACGTACCTGCGACTCTTCTAGGTTGAGTAGATCCCTATAGCGGGTATCTAGCTTCATCTCCACTCGTCCCTGCATAGGTGAGTGTTGTACATCTGCGATATGAAATCTAACTCCGTTTTCACCAGTACCCATTAGGTTCTTGATAAGGACTGTCATTCCCGCCTTGATTTGGTACTTACTCATCAAAACAGTCGGATCTACCTCTAGTTCCATAGAACCATTCCAACCAGGCTCTACATCTCGTACAAGGCTCTTCTCAGAGCTATTGATAGCAGTATCTAGGTCGAATCCATTCCCGTACTTGTACAGCTGTTCATTCACCCAATACCGAGGATCGTAGATAGGGTTCTGAGCAATGTCTGTACTTACTGGATAGACCTGTCTAATAGCCGCTAGAGGTACATATTCTGTGTATTCACCGTCATTACTAATAACAGCATTGCGCCACACAACACCATCAAAACCTGTTCCGTCTCCATAGATGAGGTTGGCTACTGGACCTGTATCGCGAGTAATACGAATCTTTACACCTGGCTGTCCATAGGACACGGTGAAATCAACTGGACGTAACCTGTCCCGCACCTTCATAATCGGGACATTCCCTTCTGGCATAATCGTCCATTGATTCCCCTCCTGTACCTGTGCTTCATCAGGTACATACATAACTGAGAGCAAATCCTGTACATATCCCGTTAGGGCTCTATCCCATGACCCCGTGTTACGTGATGCATACCCAGTCCAAATACCACCAGCCTGCACACCCTCTACGAGAAATGGAGACTGTTTCTCTCCATTTCCTAACAGAGCCCACCCATCAGGGAATTGCACCTGTAGTTCAGCAAACCTAAGTGCCGGTCTGTATTGCTTGCTAAACGCCAACCTGCACAGATGTTCCATGGCCTGTGGGCGAGGAGGGTAGAAAGGTTTCTGAATATACCTATCTAACTGGAATAACACTCCCTGACAACTTACTGAGATACCTGATCCGGCTTCTTGTAGATCAATAGTGGCTACGAAGCCTCTCCATAATTCTTGTGGAGTTCCTTCACCGGCAGTAGCCCTATTACTAGAAGGGTCTGTAATAAGCCCTGAACCGCTCTGTGGTACATAGTAGATAATTACTTCCGCGTAGTCAGCAAGCCATTGGCCTACTCCAGTTCCTCCGCGCCCATCAATATCATCGAATCCTGTAATAGATGGGAATCTCAATACTGCAGTGGCTGGGCCAAATGGGTCACCAAACGTGTATGACTCAATCTGTGTTGGCGCGCCACGTACCTCGGTAACGTCAGTTAAAGCCCCACCGTGCTTTCCCATCATTACTTTTAGACGACCGCCATTACCTGTGGACTCTGTGTAATCCCATGCCATTAGCGAACTCTAATCTTATTGAAGTTGTACTTAGCGGCTACGAGCTTATATTGCTTCATCAGTTGCTTACGACTAAGCGCTCTGTTGTAGATATGCACTTCAACTACAGTCATATGCGCCGATAGGTTATCGCTAATCTTATTAGTCCTTCTCCCCATCACTAATCGCCTGACTGATTTGTTGTCTGTCTTGCCGCCCCTCCAGAACTTGTTCTTCTTGTCAAAAGCACCAACGCGCGACTTGTCACCGTTAAATACTCCGAAAAACATTCTTGGGAATCTACGATAATTATGTTTAGAGCGAACATGCTTGCCAAACGTAAGATCAGCTTTTTTATGTGTTCCTATTAATGCTGAATGCATTTGGAATAACATTGCTGATCTATACGATAGTTTGTCCTTTACTGAGTGATCTTTACGTAGATCTAACTGTCTATGTTTCCTACCAGCGTCTAGTAGGTAATGGCCATAAGTAGCGCTCGGATAGCTGTGGATTACTCCCACGATTAAGACTGTATATGGCTGTGGGATTGCTGCCCCCAAATCAAGCCACATGTGATTTACCTTGTTGTGCTCAAAGTACACACTCTTTCCCCACCGGATGTACTGTCCACGCCTTGTACTCTGCCACCTACGTCTGCGAACATTAGGCCGATACTTACCCTCAGATTTCCATGAAGGACCACCATTATGTTCTGGCCATTCATCTAAATCGTAACCATCGGCGTCAGTTGGATCTTCTAGATCAGATGCTAGCCAGATATACGTTGGCAATTCTCCATCAATATCTGGTTCTGGATCACGAGCTTCGATTAGCCCAATACCTTGAGATAGCGTCATTGTAAAATCTTGCTGTATCCAATATGGAGGATTACCAACAGGCTTACCGTTAACGATTACAGTTGGTTCCATTTCAATAGACTTAATAGGTACGAATCTCTGAGTCACTAGCTCACCCTATCTATTACTTGGTACACAGCGCGTACATGGCATACTATCCTAGAAATAGCTGGTATTTCTGCTCCCGCATAAATTTGTACCCAATCATCCTCTGGATCTGGTGGACCGTCAGATGGTGATTGCCCCTGACCATATACATAGATAATTGGTGGAGGTAAATCAAAATTCATCTCTAGAACAATGAATGCTAATGCAGATACTGACTCGGCCCCTACTATGATTTCAGCAGTAGCAAGTACTTTTACCTCGCCAGTATGCCCAGGTACAGCCTCTACTGATATATCGGTAGTAGGAAGAATATACGGTATACGGACAGCATCAGAGTCGACAAATATCTCTGCCGTTTCAAGGATAAAGGGACCAAGTTCAGGATCAACTGGATCTGCCTCTACTACAATCTCTGCTGTTACTGCATGGAACGCTACCCCGTGTGTTACTTCATCTGATTCAACAACAATTTCTGCTGTTTCAATGGTACTAGCAATAGCCAGACTTACTATCTCTGCAGCTACATCTATCTCAGCCGTTACTTCTAAGTAGAAGATTAAATTAGTAGTAAAATCTCCATTTACCGCACTGACTTGAATATTAGTAGTAGGAAGATGGTAGGAACTCTTATATACGGTAATGGGAACGGCTGCAGCGGAAATGGATGCTGTATCCATAGTCTTAGAAGCACTTGATACAAGCTCAAAAATACTTGTTAGGTAATCATATTCAGTAGAAGGCGGATCAAATGCCGTCATTCCATAGGCATCTAGTACAGGGTTAGAGTCATTAGCTACACCGTATGGAGATGGAAATACCTGACTAACCATAACTAATCACCACGCAATAGCCATTTCCCCCTGAACCTCCAGCACCTGAGTTACCACCAGAGTTTTGTACCTTACCACCGCCGCCTCCACCACCAGAGCCAAACTTGCCCTTGCCACCGTTTCCAGCAGCACCAGCAGCGTTAGGCCCAGAGGCTCCACCGCCTCCTCCTGAATACCAAATAGGAAGATTAGCTGCGTAACCAAGAAGAACTGCGTCTCCTGCATCAAGAGTTCCACCAGCTACACCATTATTTGCAGTGATTGAACCGAATGGGCTAGCAGTAGTAGGCACTCCACTACCGCCGTTGTACGTAGTTCCATTCAGGTGACAAGCTCCTCCACCACCTCCACCAATAGGCGCGCACGACACTATTGCACCAACAGCATTAGTAGCAGCAAATCCTCCATCAAAACCCGCACCTGGGTTACGCCATCCTCCACCTGAATTAGCTCCAGGTTGATTTCCAGACGCAGCTAATGACCCGCCATTACCAGAAGTGTTGTTGTTTGGAACAGTCGTTGGAGCTTTACCTGCCCGTGCAGTGATCCATGAACCAAAAGATGATGGATTTCCGTCAATACCGAAGTTACCAGCAGTATTGTTAGCAGTAACCGCCGCACCACCAGCACCACCGGCTCCAATCGTTACAATTTCAGCAGATCCCAGCGCATATCCATCAAATGAAGCGAAGACTAATTCTCCTGCGCTTCCACCGCCGCCGCCACCAGCGTTTGCAGTACTAATCTGCCTACGAGATCCAGAACCTCCACCGGCTCCACCACCGCATAGCCATACTTCTACTACCTTTACAGTGAAGTTATTTGGCTTAATCCACTCATTAGTGCCAGCAACAGTACCATTCTTGAAATCTGGTCCAAACACCTGAATATCTGTAGGCATAACACATCATCCGTAAGTCACTACAACGCAGAATCCAGCGCCACCTGTACCACCAGCACCAGAATTACCCTGACTATCGCGCGAAGCACCTCCACCGCCACCGCCAGAGCCGAACCGTCCGATTCCTCCATTACCTGCATTGCCAGTAGCGAATGAAGCTCCACCTCCACCGCCAGTGTAAATAGGTATCAACGTTCCGCTACACACAGAAATAGCTTCCAGCCCATCAACTGTAGATGCAGTTAATCCCGCCCTTGATGCAGTTGATCCAACGATTCCTAGCGTTGAAGCTCTTCCGTCTCCACCATTGTTACCAGTAGATGATGTAGTGAATCCTGCACCGCCACCACCGCCCATAGGAACAAGATATCCAGGAACGCCTACTCCACAAGTTGAAATAGATGGTGCGCCACCGGCAGTACCAGCAGTACTTGCTCCACTGGTTCCACTTGATCCAGGAGCATTTACTGATGCAGCAACAGTAGTTCCAGCTACAGCTGTTGCGTTAGCTGCTGTCGTGCTAGCTGTTCCTGGCCTCGCAGTAATGTATGAGCCGAATGTTGACGCTACTCCATCCGATCCAATTAGTCCGTTAGAGCTATTAGTAGCTTGAGATGCACCGCCAGCGCCGCCAGCACCAATTGTAACGATTACAGAGCTAGGCAGAGATCTAACATCTAGCACATTCGTAATGATTAGCTCGCCAGCACATCCTCCTGGCCCGCCAACAGCAGTTCCACCAGCAGCGTGTTTACGCCCAGAACCTCCACCAGCACCACCACCACATAGGTAAATAACCATGGCTTTTGGAGTAAAGGCAGTAGGACGAACCCAAGTATTAGAACCTACGCGAGAACCATTGTTGAAATCTGGACCGAACCTCTGGATATCAATCTTGGAGTTATCACCCAGGGGAAACCCTAAGAAAGATGACATGCTAGGTCAGATCCCCGCCAAGAGCGAATACATTAATGCTCTCTGAGTTGTGAGTAGTGACACCTAGCTCACAGTTACTGTCATCAAGAATTAGATTACTGTAAGTCTTAGCTACCCTAAGACCTCCATTCGATGCAGATACTGTGTTAGCTGAGATAGGAAGCTCATCAAAAAGCCTCCACGTAGTTGCGCCATCAGTAGACAAAAAGACGCGAATCATCCCGGCTGTAGTAGTAACAGTAGCCTGCGCAACAATCTCGTTGATCTTTGTTCCAGCAGAAGCTCCTATAATAAGAGACGAAACAGTACCAGAACCGTCACGGTTAGTGTTAGCTGAAGCTACGTTTACGCTATTTGCGCGTGGCGTAGAGATAAATGATGGAGTGCCAGCCATTTCAGTCCTTACGTAGTGGTGAGTGTAATAAGCCCACCAGCGCCAATAACGAGAATGAAGTCTTGATCGGTGACGTCTTGGTTAGATTCGAAATCCATATAACATAGAAGCGGAGAAGTACTACCAGTTCCAGTATCACCGAAGAAAACAGCGTAACGAATATCTGTGGCAGTGAGACCAGCGAAGGTAACATCAGCACAGTCAAAAGTTACCTTGTTAGTACCACTATCATAGGTAACCGTCTTGCTAGCAAGAGTTTGTAGAGCGTATCCGCCACCAGTAAGCTCTCCCGTTAGATCGTCATAGTAGTCATGGGTGTCTTGGTTTGGCGTATATGTATCTTTCAACAAAGCAACCTTAATGGTGTCACTGTCAAAGTCGATCTGCTTGTTCACCATCGCTTGCATTGCCTTGCCGTAAACCTTGGCAACTGTCATTTTAACTCCAGATAATTAGATCGTCGCGGTACTTGATAACAAGCTTACCAGCTCTAACAATAAGACCTGAGCCGTCATTTAATGTGTATGTATCAGCTAGATTGTTAGCAAATAATACAGGAGACTGGTTGGTTTCAGCCTCATTAGATATGAAAAAACTAGCTATAGTGCATTCCCCTACAGGAAACCAAATAATATCCTCTGTGTTTACTAACGCAGTTGGGTCATCTTCGGATACTACAAGGGTCACTTCTTGCCTGTAATACTCATCTGGCTCACCAGCAAGATATAATTCTGCATTGTCAGATACAGCATTAGAGCTAAAACCTGCATAAAAAGTTTGTGGCTCTTCTGTATCTGGATCAATGATAGTTAGAATATGAGCCATAAGCTCTGCTGCAAGATCAGATCCAATGTATTCAACCATTAGTCATCGTCACCAGCCTCGGTAGTAGAAATACCGATATTAATCATTCCTTCTGGAATATAAAGCTGTTGACCTTCTTCTACTACTAATTGGTCTGGAAACTCACCGAATACATATATATTTCCGCCTTCTGGATCATCAAGTAGAGCAAATCCAACTACCGGCTCCCAATCAGCTACAGCTGCTGGCCAATAAAATGGAACAATAGTGCTTACAATTCCACCACTGGATTCGGAGAAATTAGAATTCATTACATACTGACGCGCGTATGCATCATCTTGAACTTCGAAATCAGTAAATAATACAGATCCTTCCACTGAAGGGTAAGGAATTTCTATTAGAAGGGCAAGAAACCAATCCGTTACAGGCTCTGCGTTACCAACTAACAAATTAGCGAAGTAACCCTCTCCATAATCAGACAACATTAGACAATACTCACCCCTACCTCATCTGCTTCAATCTCAATCTCTGCGGTTGCTAGCCTACTACCACGACGCGTAGCGATAGCCGCAAGAGTAATAGGAGCGGTCAATAATCTCTTACCGCGAGCAATAGCAACAGGGTAAGCAACTCCAGCTACCCCAGGATTAGCTGAAGGAAGAAACATACGTAGGCCTTCGGCAGTAGGAATTGGCCTACGCGGAACTGAAAACACACACTGAATTTGATTAGCAACAAAGCGAGGACCGCTAGTAACCAACTTATAGTCAGCTGCTTCACAGCGATAGATTGACGTTGCTTTGTTGATCTCAACCTTCATGTAAAACTCGTCCTGCGAAAAAGCTTGCGTAAGGGCACGAGTATTTACTTGTAGTTCTAGTCCAGACCCAGCCATAATCTCAACTACTACGTTCTCAGCTACGTTCTGTCTCCTGCGGCTAACAGTGAAATCTCCGTCCACAAAAGGAGAAGACACTTGATTTCGCTCCCAGGACATTTGACCGCCTAGAAACTCAGGTCCAGCAACGATGTAATTGAGATGATCGTTAATATCAAGGTCAAGGAGTCCAAGAGACGAGCGCGTAATCGTCACAGACATAGCTACATCAGTCATTAGTCCTCCACTTTCTATTATCTATGACGATGCTAGCTACGATTAGGCTTATTTAGCTTAGACTTAAGAACGTCGGCATACGCCGTCACCATTCCCAGCGTCTCAACTGTAGAGATAGCCTTGTCGCCTCCTTCAGTGTAATGAATGCTTCCATCCTCGTCCATGTACTTACATAGAACCGCAACTCCAACTAAAATCGCGTTTTTTGGAATCTTGATATTAACTGAAACAACTTCATTATCGCTGTCGTTTGTGACTTCCTCTTCACTCATGTTCTCCCGCAATCATCTTGAGTTTCTGAACATACGCATCTTGCGTTACAACAATAGTTTGAACGCTACTGTTGACTTCAGTAGTGATGTTGTCCAAACCAAGCAGTCTAGATCGAAGCTGAACGATACGTATAACAGAGTCCATGGCTTTCTTGTCTCCTGTTACCGCAGCGTCCCACACAGCGTCCTGAAGCGTGTCTAGCCGATCTAGTTCCATAGCCAAATGCTCAGATCTAGTAATCTGCTCCATCTCCTGTGCTGCTTTTTGCATCCAGGCGCGCACTTGCAACCGAGCTACGTCATCTGACGCGTATCCACATGCATCCTTAATCTCTTTCCACGTCTTACCCATGAGACGCAATTTATGAGCGTGGGCTATGCGCTCTTCCTTAGTAGCGTCAGCTGACAGAGCGAGAGATCCGTCATCTCTCATTGCTAGTTGGCTCATAGCGCCCTACCAAACTTTTCGTACAGATAACCGCGACCACTGCAGTATCCCTCAACTATAGCCTCAAGTGTAACTATATCTTTGTCTATGATTTCAAATAGTTTTAAACGAGATCGCCTACTAGTTCCAGCCCAGATTCCATACGCCTCGCGCTCTTCCAGCGCATGAGTTAGGCAATCTCTGTATACAGGACAGTCATCACAGATCTTCTGAGCCTTACGTAATTGAGTGAGCGTCAGTGCTGGTCTGGTTTTAGAGTCAGAGTCACCAAAGAAAATAGCGTCATCCATACCCTTACAAGATGCTCCTGCGTGCCAGTTAGGGATGAGCTTGTCGATACTAATCACGAGATTTCACACCCATAAAGGCCGATACAGATGGCGTCAATGATGTTCTGGTTTCCATGTGCCGCTTTGTGGTACTTACTAAAGTGGTTCGCGACAAAATCGTTTACCTCATCTTTAGTTGCGTTCCCTTTCCCTAGCACAGCTTTCTTCCACTGGGCGACAGACACAAAATAAGCAGGGGCAACTGACGAAACCATCAGTGCCCCTGCAGTTTGATTTAGTTGTATAGCAATCCGAACGTTCCGAGATCCAGCTAAAGGTGGCTCTTCTAACCACACAACATCGTCCTTGTGGATATGTTGCTGGAACTTATTCTGTAGATCTCTTAGTTCATTATGCCTAGTTGACTTAGGTGTCTCGTGATAATGAGTTTCGATACCGTCAGAGTTGATTTTTGCGTATGCAAAATGGCGCACGCCAATGTCAATCCCGACGATTCCCGACACTAGGTCACCTCGCGTAGCTCCTGTAAAAACTGCTCCTGCGTCAAACGACGTGAGCCAAGAGTAGCAGCCATCTTTGTCAACTCAAGAAACGCGCGCAATTCTCCTGTTCGAAATTTATAAAGGGGAGACCCTCTGAGGATGATTTTCTCCCTCTCTGCCTTGTGTATGAGTTCGTCAATTTCCTGTCCTCGACAGAAATAAGCAGTAGCTACCTCAAGAAGAGATAGGTATGGAGAATCAACTTCGCCTTCTACTCTGTTGAATAAAACGCTTCGCATTTCTTCTAGTTCATCCGCAAGCCTCTCAACACTTGGTAATCCAGCCTGTACTTGAGCGGCAAGGTACGTCCGAGAAAACTGAACGTCTGAGTCTGTAGGACGACGGATCTTGTACTTAGTCATTAGACCTCTCCTTACGTGACTTGCGGCGTAACTTGATCCGCTGAGTTCGTGTAGTTCCTCCCCATATACCAACAAGGGAAATATCGTCCATAGCAAACCGCAAGCACTCTTGCTTTACTACACAGTTCTTACAGGTAAGCATCGCGTACTTGGTTCCATCGGTACTACTAGGGAAGAAAGCTTCTGGATCAGTGCTAGCGCAGTTAGCTAGTTCAACCCACTCATTAGCTTTTGTGTCGATCAAAGTCATGCTGTTTCTCCCCTTGGGTACTTCTGCTTAGACGTCAGGTGATACCCGTTGCATCTTCCACATAGATAGAAGCGCTTTTCTGTTCTGCCAACAGATCCTCCGCGCTGCTCTCTTACATTCCTTAGAGCAATACTCGCTTCATTTTGATTTTTGTATCGGATCTTGCCACATTTAATCTTTCCCTCATTGTGCAACTTCACAAATTTTCCAAAATCCATTTCCATCAACCTTTCTCTACTTAGCTATTTACTGTTAGCTAACGGCCTTGGTTATAGACAGCACGGTTTCACATGGATAGAAGACGGTAATTGAGTCTTCCTCCCATGAGCACTCCGCGCACGCCAAATTCCCATACATGACTTCCACTGGCTCATGTAGTTCCAGCACCGCTTCCAGCGCTGCGACAAGGGCGGGAACGTCGTCCATCAGAACTTCCCAGCGTTCTTCCGGGTGATAGTCCTCGATTTCATTCACCGACTTTTTGATTTCCTCTAGTCGGTTCATCACTCACCTGCCTTGGCGCATACGGGACACACGGTGGCCGGTTTAGGTATCCACTCGTCGCCGCACTCGTGGCAACAAACGGTGCAACTCTGGCACCAATACTTGCCGTCGGTGGTGTCCAGCCATTCCGCATAATCGGTTGCCTGTTCGATGGCCTCATCCTTGCGGCCAAACGCGGAATAGTCGGAATCGAGTTGGCTAGATTCGCCGCATCCGTCGCACTCCACCCAGTAGTAAGGTGCGGATTTGATACCCATCACTCACCTGCCTTTGAGTAGAGCCAGTCGGAAACATTGCTATGACAGGCACATGAGCAGACCCCGCATGGGAATGCTGCGTCACGTTTGTCACAACGGCTGCACTGCTCCATCACTCACCTGCCAGCAGTGGGTTTACTTCGCCGGACCTGACCAGCCAGATGGCGTCGTCGGGGATGAACTCGATCTGCCGGTCAGTGCCGTGGCAGTTGCGGGCACGTAAGTCGCGACAAGTGGAAGTGTGCGTTATGAGCCACGCCTTGCCGCCAGTCCACACCACATCACCGGCCTTTATTGGTGGCTCAACCTTGGTGATGGTGGTGAACAAGCTGTACTTGATGTCGTACGGCCACCCGTTTTGTATGTACAGACGGATGTAGTCATCCATGACGTCTGCCACTTCCGCTTCGATCCATCCTTTAGCCGGTGGAGCAAACTCGCACCGCACAATGTCACCGGGTTTGAATTGGGTGAGGTCAATCATCTTGTTCTCCCAACACTTGACGTGCAGACCTGCGCTCACGACGGTTTGCTTTGCGCTTGATAAGTGCTCGCTCACCCGGTCGGAAACGAATGAAGCGACGCCATCCTGAGAAGGCGTCCTGTTCGGCACCGCCCACCATGCGGCGCTTACCCATTGAGGGTCTGCCTGCGTTGCTCACTGCCCCCCCTCACCTAGTGCTGTGTGGATAGCAGTCGCTACTTCTTGCATGGCGTTCAGGTACGCCATGTCGTAGGTGCTGCGTGATTGTCCAAGTTGTTCCCCTGCACAAGTGGTGAGTTCCAACACTGCCTCAACGGCTGCCACAAGGACGGGAACATCACGCCTTGCAAGGCGTTTCGCCGCCAATAGTTCGTCGGTGGTTGGTTCGCGGCCCTCTGGCTTGGCAGAGACTATTGATGAACGCGCTTTGATCTCATCGAGTCGGCTAGTCATTGGGAACCTCCCGCGACAGGGAACGTAACCATGTAGACGTTGTGCCAAGGAGTGAAGAACGGCGGGAGATCCTTCGGGTTAATCCCGATGCCTGCCTCGTTGCACACGAAGATCTCGCCGTTCACCCATTGACTACTGCTAACGAGCGACACAGAGCATTTGTCGCCTGGGCGCATCCAACCCGGCTGCTCAATCATCGGTGGCCTCAACTAACAGCAATCTCGTGATGGTGTCGCCATGGTCAGTGATGTCAGTCCAGGTACAGAGATCACCCTCACGGTCTCCCAGTAGTGATACGTAGCCATAATCGCCGTTGCCTTCATGCATCCGTAGATACAGCTCACCCGTCCTGTCCACCCGGAAGAACGCCCCAACGGGCGGCTCATCGGGACGGGTTGGCGGCTTCGCCTTCTTTGGTTCGTTAGAACGGATGTACCACTGGTAGTTGTCAATAAACCAATGACAACTCGTTGTGTCGTACAGAAACTCAAAGTCGTTATCTTCCACGACGCCAGTAGCAACTATCTTTGAGTGATCTCCACGAATCTTCACTGCCTTGAACCTGTCCCCGACCTTCAATGTGGTCGGGTCAACCTTCATCCATTTCTTACTCATTAGTTGTTCCCCTCTCGGTACACAAGGCCGTCAATCGCCTGGCTAACTTCGGGCATCGGTAAGCCCTCTTCTTCGCCCCACTGGTACAGCCATTCGAAACCGTCGCCGGATTCAGACAGTGACCAGATGGAGCGGGCTTCTTCGTCGGCTAATTCCGGGTGTGCGTACCGGAACCCGCGTAGGGCTTGCACGAGTGACACATACGCGCAGTAACGACCAATCGTTTCCCCGTACAGGAGTGGATCGGTTTCCCAAACTCTGTTCGTTACCTGGCTACGGAACCGCCTGTGAGCGTGTAGCCCGCACACGATGTAGTAGCGGATTAGCGCGTCTGCGGTCGCTTCTATCCTGGACTCCGGCCACTGCGCCAATTCGTATGGATCGGTCATTAGTTATTCCCCTCTAGTTCTTGCCCGAGTTGCACCATCTCAGTGAACGCAGAGGTGGCGATGAGGTCATTAGCTCGGTCAAGCAGGTACGTGCGTATACGCATAACCTCCCAGTCTCCGAGTTTCAGATCTGCATAAGCGGCGGCTTGGCGCAGAGCCTTCGCAGCGATATACGGAGCAGCCGCTGTAAGTACAGCTTCGATGAACTCACCTTCATCCTCAAAAGCTCCTCCCATATCATCAGTGCGAGATACACGGATTCCCTCGACTATTGCTTGTCTGGAAACTAAATTACTCATTGTCTTTCTCCTTAGTTAGCATCTCAATTAGCCCCGCGTAACCGGCAATATCAACATAGTTATCGCGAGAGTGGCGGTTGATAGCCCTTGATACCTTTAGTTGAATCATGCATAGGAGTACCTGTTCAGAAGTAACTTCTACACCAAGAATCTCAGACCAGAGCCTAGCTACCCTAGCGAATGATTCAGACGGATCTCCATAAGCGCTCTGCCTAGCGCCATTAATAATCTTGTGTGCTTCTTGGTTAATGGAGTCTTGTGGTTGCTCAAAGAATGTTTTGTGAGAGCAGCAGCCATCGCATCCATGAATATTGTTAACACTGTATAGATCGTCTGGGTCTGGATGACCGATCCCGTGAGGGCATTGTCGCTCCATTGCTCCGATATCGCTTCGCCACACTTGAGGGAAATTACGCATCAGGTGGTTTGTCTTATTGTGTACTGGACACTGACCACCATTGCACGCATAGTTCTCGTGACAAGTAATCCAAACATCAGAGTGCTCTAAGTTATAACTATCGCCACTCATCCCTCTACCATCCAATTCTGCTTATTACTTTCCACCTGAGCGGAGTTCTGCAGTATGCCAATTTGCAATTTAGCGTTATGTAGATTTCTCTCAAGCTCCAAGATGCTCTCTCTGGCTTCCTCAAGTTCATCCTGTGCAGTTGTGTTCTCTACAATCACTTTCACGCGGATAACAACATCATGCGTCTTTGGCATCGTCATTCTCCGAGGTCGAAGTTTGAACGTCGCTTAGTGGGAAAAGTTCTAGTTGTAAGGCATTTGTCTCTGTATGGGCATCCACGGTATTCCATCCCTTCCTTCTCCAAGCATCCCTTTTGAATGACTGGAAGTTCTTTGTTCGCAACATATTTATTGAGCTGTGTGATGTTCTCAGTAATTAAGTTCAGTACAGCCTGGTCCTTTTCGACCCTGTACTCTCTCCACTCACCATTGTCTTTGTTTTCGTAGACAATCGAAAACTCATCAATTTCTGGCCGAAGAACCATGTATGCGTGTACTTGGTGGATATGCACTTCTTTAGGACCAAATTGAGACACCTGCTGGAATCCACGGCTATTAATCGACTTGAATTCGAAACCGGACCCGTCAACGATGATTCCATCTAGAGTGCCACCGAAATTCATATCAAGACGGTCAGCGCTAACTTCAGCCTCGACAAGCCAGCCAGCAGTAAGGCCAGCCATCTGCCACTTAAGGTGCAGCATGTTCCCTGTCTGGAAGATGTTAGCTAACTTACCGTCAAGGACTTCTCGCTTCTTAGCCCCAATAGCGTGGAATACCTGCTTACGTTCACACGATCCAGTGGAGGATGAACGGAACATTGTGTTGCGATTTCTAGATCCGCCTACTTCTTGGCTAAGAGCCTTACGTGCAAACTCAATAGCTTCGTCTGAATACTCGGCTGAAACGTTATTAGCCAGCCATTTTTCGTGAGCAACCGTAACTGGTAAGTCTGCTCCGGCAATTAGCTTTCGTAGGTTACTCATAGGTCTCCCCTTTGAAATGGATCTCTCAAGTCTTGGTTCTTGCGAGCTAGTGCGTTAGACCTAGATAGTTTCTGGAAGAACGCGACCAAATCAACATGTGGCCTTGGTCCGATAGCAGTCTTGTTATGCAACATATTGGTCAGCGCATAGCTAATTGCGTCTACTTCATAATCGCTAAGTTCAAGTGTGTACTTACGCTTAAATACATTCGGATCAATTTCCATCCCATTCTCCATACTTAACATTGAGGTATTTATCTGTGCCGTAATACATTGGCCTGCCATATTGATTTGTACGTACATATCCGTCGATTAGAACGCCACCGTCATACGCATCTTTTCCATCGCATAGCGCATGGCATTCATGGCATAAATGAAGAAGATGGTAAGTCTCCCCAGAGTCATCCAAAATAACTCCACCGCGAGCTTTCGTAAGCATGTGATGGATCTGTGAAGCACGTTGGCTACAACGCGCGTCAACTTCTCCAACAATGACTGCTTCACAACGTCCTCCGCTCCTTTGATATATGCGTTTACGTAAGATGTTGTCCATTAGCGTTCAACCTCCTCAAAGCAATCAAGCGCTCCAGCTTCAACTAACTTCCCAATAACTCCAACATCTAACTCTCCGTTTTCTATGTAAGCCTTGGCTCCAGTAATAATCCTTCGATTCACCAACATACATAGCTCGTGAAGACTTGAGTATCCTCCGTCTGGCCGCTTGTCTATCAGTTCCTTGGCTACCTTTCCGCCAATCCCCTTAATAGCCAGCAACCCTTTACGGATTCCCTTAGATCCAACGGCGTATGAGACGCCAGATTCATTAACATCTGCTCGCTGAATACGAATACCGGCAGATCTAACGGCAGTGACGTATGGATCTTCTTTAGGAGTACCGGCTGCAACCGACAGCACAGCAGCGTAAAACTCAGTAGGAAAGTGTGTAGCTAGATATGCACACCTATAAGCTGTCAGGCCATAAGCGACGGAGTGAGCCTTGTTAAAACCATATGCCGCAAACCCTTCGATTGCTCCCCAGAGCCAACTGATATCAGTATCATCCATACCTCGGCGCTTAGCGAGGTCTACTACCTGCGCGTGATACCCCTCAATAACGTCACCCGCAGCGCCAATATCGGCGTTTGAAGCCTTAACTGCCTTGAGAAATGCAGTGAGGTCATCTGGATTCATTCCTAGAGACCGCAGCATTCCAATCACTTGTTCTTGGAACAGCATAATCCCGTAAGTTTTATCAGTGTGCTGCCTGATAATGGCATGTCGCTCAGGGATCTTTTCTTTTCCGTGCTTTCTGTCGATGAATGACTGAGTAGCTCCGCTTTGCATTGTTGCTGGCCTAAACAGCGCCATTGCAGCAACAATATCGTCAACGTGCTTTGGCTTTAGCTCCTTACAGCCTCTTCTAGCTGCCTTTCCTTCAAGTTGGAACACACCATCGGTGATTCCTCGCGACACAGTAGAGAATGTCTTGCGATCACGAAGCGGAATCCAGTCAAGACCTTCGAATACATCTCGCCCCAAGTTCTCCATGCAAATATGCAAAACAGAAAGCGTCTTTAGTCCCAATACATCCAGCTTGACCAGACCTAGATTCTCTACTGAATTCATGTCGTACTGAGTTACATAAGTATCTGAAGATGCAACCCTCATAGTCGGAACTAAATCATCGAATTCGTCCTTGGTTGTAGTAACCACCAATCCAGCAGCATGAGTGCCATATGACGAATAAACATGACCTTCGCCAATCTGGTGAAGACTTTTGTGAATATCAGGAGCAATGTCATTCCAATCTTTTGGTATGGGCTTGCCTTGACGACGGAGTGAAGCGATGTACTTGATTCTTAGAGACCCGCTTGTCTCTTCTCCGTCTCCTGTCAGTGAGTACTCCATCCAAGTACCGATTTGATTGACAGAGAAACGAGAATCTAGCCACTCGATGAGATCCTGCCTACGAACGTGCTCAATATCCAGGTCGATATCCGGTGGCTTAGTCCTGTCGCGAGAAATGAATCGTTCAAAGGACAGATCCCACTCAATTGGGTCTACCTGAGTAATACCTAGCAACCAGCAGATCATCGAACCAGAAGCAGATCCGCGCGCTTGGTAGAAGACGCTGTTATCCCGACACCAATTAGTCACTTCAGCAACTAGTAATAGGTATCCGGCCATACCAGTGTCTTCAATAATGCTTAGTTCGCTGTCGATCCGTTCTTTGTGCGCTTTGCTGAGCGATACCGATTTCTCAGAAGCAACGTCGCGTAGAGTTCGAAGCGGATCGTCAACAGTAAAAGGAATACGATAGCTATACTTATCCAATTGAGGAATAGTAAGATCATGCGATTCAAGTAGGTCTTGAAGCCCTTCATAACCGAGTTCACGTCGTTTCCCTTCGTGGTGAGCCTCAAACCATTCTTTGTCAGCAAGATGAAATCCATCGCCAGGAAATACAGCATCGTCGCCGTCTGAGCCAAAAGCAACAAGACGCTTCATGGCTTCATGGGTTGGCTTATCTTCTTGGTTACAGTAATGGGCATCTTGCGTAAGCACACACGGTAGCCCGAGTTCCTGAGCAAGAGACGCTAGACGATTAGCAATCATTGAGTCGGTTGTTTCTTCGTCATCGTGAATGATGTTGTGGTTCTGTAGCTCGACGTAGAACTTCCCAAACCACTTGTCGTAACTCTGGAGCAGAGCCTTTGCTTCTTGTCTATCTCCGCTAGCAATCGCCTGAGATGCATAACCAAAGTAGCAACCAGAAGTTGCGGCGATTCCGTTCAGCATTCCATTCTCTGATAGCTCAGCAAAGTCACCAAAGTCGATGAGTGGCTTGTGGTAGAAGTTCTTGTTCATCATTGAGTTCATGCGAACCAAGTTCTTGTAGCCTTCATTCGTATAAGCGACCACGCACATATGATGACGTTTTGCCTTCTTATCCTGGCGATCACGCACTACATACAACTCAGTACCAGGAAAGGGCTTGATCCCCGCCTTACTGCACTCGCGGTATAGATCAACAGATCCAGCCATATTGCCGTGGTCAGTAAGACCTAGCGCCTGCTGGCCGTATCCAGATACAGTCTGAACCATATCCTTTACGGCAGGAAGAGCATCGTTCGCTGAGTAATTAGAGTGCGAATGAAGGTTCCAATATGCATTTTTTGTATCACGAATAACCCTATATTTCTTCATGCGGTTGCCAGTGGAATTGAACCACTGCCACTAACCACTATTTGATAGTGGGAACCAACGCAACCTGTGCCCTAAGCGAGAGCACTGATGATAATATCAGCCATTTCTGACTTGCTTTCAGCTGAACTTACGTCAATCTTGGCGTCTGACGCCAACTCGTTAAGCTGAGTGATCGACATACTACGAACCTTAGACTCGCTGATTGCAACTTCTGGTTCTTCTTCAGCCGCAGACTCTACTGCGGCTTCCTTAAAAGGGAATTCTTCCTTTTCCGGCTTAACTTCCTGGCTATCTGACTTTCCACCAGCAACTTCACCGATAACCTCTTCGTACCGATCACGAAGAATCTCTTCGATGTTCTCTGACTGCTTACGCAGATCAGCCAAGTCAAGTTCGTACTTCGACTCCTGATCAACATCGTATGTAGTTTCCATACCAGTACCGGACTTAAGAACTGCATAGTCTCGGTTGGTGATAGTTCCACTGTTGCGCTCTGCACGGCGTTCAAGTGCATTGGCGAGCGTAACTGGAAGCTTGTATGGCTTGACTTCTCCGGTCTTCACTAGGTACACGTTCGTAGCGTACTTAGTGCTCTTGCGCCGCTGTTGTTCGTCATCTGACGTGCAACCTGGGCAGGTATTGTCCCCAGTGCAGGGGAACCAATGCTTATCTGAGTTGTAGTGCTCCTTGAACACCACCCAGTCTTCAATCTCGTCAAGGAAACGAACAACTGTTTCCCCGCGCTGGAAGTTACGCAACCACACGCCACTTCCGTTGTTGACTGGAGCTTCACTCTTTTTCGTACCAAACGTAACCATTGCGGTTAACCCTTCTTTGTATAATCCATAATTGTTTGCGCTGATGACTCCATCGCTGAAATCACTCTGCTTTGCAATTCTTTGTTTACCCGTTTGAATGCCTGTTCAGCATCCTCATTTTCTTGCACTACTGATTCAATCTCTAATTTAATCCAGCTGTTTTCACCGTCAATAGTGCACTGGTGAGTGACGCCTAGCTTGATTACGTCACCGCTATTTAATGCCACTGACAATCTCCTCTTCGATCTTAGCCAAGATAACTTCTGCCCTACGCTTCATATCGAAGTCTTTAATGTTTTCCGCGTGCTTAATGCGGTTCTTCCAGTAGCAGGCTCGTGAGTATAGACGTGCTCGCTGTGCTCTTTCTTCAGGTGTATACACAGCTGGTCGTCCACCGCGTCCACTCTTCTTGTCCTTAATTGACTCATAATCGCTAACAGCGCGCTGCTGGGCAATTATGTCCCGCATTCTCTCAATGTCTTCAATTGTGTACAGGTATACCTTCATCTTCCCGATCATTACACCGTGACTAGGAAGCATTCCTGTCTGTTCATGCTTGATTGCTCGTCGCAATTGGTGCTGGCTAATCCCAAGCGCTTCTGCTGCCTCGCGAACCAAGTAGTAATCACCGTCAAGCGTTCTGACGAACGCAGATACCGGATCAATACTGTTAGTTTTCATCGAATCTCGTTTCGGTAATACGCACGTATGGTGTGGTCTTAACGATTGTCGTGTTCTGAGAAACTATACGAGCGTCGATATCACCGCTAATGATCGCCTTCTCAATGAGCTTGTTATCTACCTTGCGAGTCGTGATCTTGTTGAACTCGCGAGCGCCTAGAGCCTTCTTGAGTGACACCTCGTCTACCTGAGTACGAGTAGACGAGACGTATGTAGCCTTGACTACTCTGTCTCCGTGATCAACATCGAACGTCTTGACCTGATCAGCCGCCATAGCTCCACACAGTTCGTGCTGTAGCTCTTTGATGTATTCATCAAGCTTGGTACGCCTGCGCTGTGCTTCTAGGATCTCGTCCGCTAGTTCTGCTGCCTTCGACATGAGTAGAAACCTACTATGTCTCTTCCCATCTAGTCAAGTGTTTTCGCTAAAACATTTTTTCTTACATCAACAGCCATCTCGGCAAGATCCTTCTCATGGCTATCCCAAGAGAACTGCCGCGCCAGGATACCCGCGTTAGATAGCTCCCTGACAGCCGCCACAGCGCCCTCACGACCAGCAAAGTCGTCATCGTAGGCAACCAGTACTCGCTGCGCTCCAATGCGCTGCAGGAGGCTTACCTGACTGTTGTACAGCACTGAGCCATAGCTGCCCACGGCGTCGTACCCAGCCTCCCGCACAGCCACTACGTCCATAGCTCCCTCTACTAGTACCAGAGTAGAAGACTGCTGTAGCTCCCTGATACCGAATAGAAGCTCAGATGTATTGGCTCCGAACGGGTATCTGTACTTAGGGCCAAGCCCGTCAAGGTTGCGATAAACGGGACCAATGATCATCCCGTCGTCTGACCACAGCGGATAACAAGGCTTGTCTTTGTCAGCATCGTATCCAAGTCGGTACAGGTCAATCGCCTCATCAGCGAACCGAGACTGCCAGTAAGGATGGCGAAACGAATCAAACCGATCCCACCACGACTCCTGGTATGTACGTCTTTCCTCGTGATCCAGGGCGTTCTTAATCATCAAAAGCTGATCGTCAACATCTATTCTGAAGTTTGAAATCGAGCCTTTTGCGTGGCAAACCATACATACCCACTTGCCAGTCTTCGCATTAACTCTGGCAGAAGGTGAACGGTCATCATGTGAAGGGCAAGTAAAACTGCGCCATGTGCCACGGCCATTAGTAAGAGCGTCCTGTAGTGAAATCACTCGTCGTCATACCTCTCACGAAGCAAATCTGCCTCGTCCTTAGTAATCTCTTCAAACTGCCCATTGTTAGGAAAGAATCGCGAGAAGAACAATTGCCCGGAAGATCCATGGCGGTTCTTCTCAAGGCTATAAACCATAGCTCGCTGGCCATACTGCTTCTGGGTTATCACCACATCTGCATCCTGGCCTAGAGCATCTGATTGCGAGAGATGCTTGGTTTGAGGTGGTCGCCATGTTGCATTGTCTCCCTCGCGGTTAATCTGCGCTGCGGCAAGAATACGAGTGTTAGTTGAGATAGCCACTTCTTTGAGGTGATTTGAGATAGAAGCCATTGATCGCCAGTCGTCAATTGCACGACCACCAGACCCGTTATGCATCAATCCCGCATAGTCAATGACAATCTGGTCGTAATCTCTCGCTGTAGCCGCTACATGAATTGGTGAAACCTTGTTGCGGGAGGAATCGTGGATGTAAAGCTCTCCTGTTACCTGTTCAGCAAGAGCATCAATCAGCTTTCGGTAAGCAATCTTGTCAAAAACTCGGTCCCGCATAGAGATGTGGTCAACGTCAATTCCCAGTCGATAACCAAGAAGAGCGTGCATACGGACCTGCATTTGCATCTCGCTCATCTCTAGCGAGTAGAACATCACTTTCTTGCCAGACAAAACGGCTTCTACCGCCATATTGCAAAGGCTCCATGTCTTTCCTTGACCAAGACGTGCTGCCACGTACCAAAGGTCACCTTGTCGCTGGCCACCAGTAACAGACTGCAATGTCTTCCATGGAACCGGCACTGTATCTACTGGAATGTCGTAGTCATCTAGCAGCGAGTAATCAAGTAGGCAGTTCTTAATTGGCTGGGTTGCCTGGGCGGGCTTAAATGCGGCGATCTCAGCCAGAGCAGCGTCCAAGTCTTTATCAGAAAGTGATTCAGTCGCTGAGTGAATAGCCCGAACCAATCCAGAGCGTGTGTGCTCCTGAATTACTTCATCGACTGCGTAAGCAACGTCCTTCGTTGGCGAAAGCGGGAATCGAGGAAACTTGTGCTGGAAGGTCTCAACTGTAGGAGGATTTCCGTACAGACGTTCGTATGTCACCAACCAGCGATATTCAGCTTGATATGCGCTGAACATATCTGGGGTAATACCCATTGCTGCAGGAGCCAAAACGTCGTTTACGTTCAAAGCAGCAGAGATGAGCAATGATTCTGCTGTTGGTCGGTCGGCCATACCAAATACCACCCTTAAATGTTTGTGTGCTTGAACAGTAGATCTGTCCAACAGTTACGTCGTGAACAGGTTTTATTACCTTATGCAATAAGATTCAACAATGATTCTTTCTGACAGAACATTGCTCAACCTGATATCACAGCAGTCAATCGTGATTGATCCGTTTAACCCAGCTGACGTACAGCCAGCCAGTGTTGACTTGCGCCTAGACAGCAAGCTCTTGCTCTTCGACAAGAGCAAGACTGCCGTGATCGACCCGAGAATCCCAGTAGAAATGTCGGAAGTCAACATCTCCGAACAAGGAACCTTGCTAGAACCCGGCCAGTTCGCGCTAGGAGCAACGCTGGAGAGCGTTGGAGTACCTAACGGACTGGTAGGACGGCTAGAGGGGAAAAGCTCTCTAGCTCGCTTAGGGCTACTAGTACATGTAACAGCCGGATTCATTGATCCAGGCTGGCTACCAGCGCAGATAACCCTTGAGTTCTGCAACCTAGCACCAGTACCGATCATTTTGCGCCCTAACATGAAGATTGCTCAGATTTCCTTCGAAAGAGTTGATCAAGAATCAGCTAAGCCATATGGCCACAAAGACCTAAACTCCAAGTACCAGGGCCAGACCGGGCCTACAGCGAGTAAGTACTACCAGAACTGATCAGAGCCTCGCACAGACCATCTACGTGAGCGTAGTGCTGTGCCATGCTCCTAGCTGGGTAACCGCACTCACAGACGTACTCAGAGGTCAGATCAGCGTGGTTAGTGACTAAAGCTATGCGATGGTCCCTCACAAGCTGGAATAGCTCAATTGCCGAGAAACCCTGTTCTATAGAGGTTCTAAGTTGCGAGTAATGCACTCCGCTCATGTAAGCATCTTGGTTCATCTGTTCGATAAGGCTGTCAACGTTACTCATATTTACTCCTTAATGGTTAACAGGAACACATACAAACACATATGAGGGCTGAAAGCCACAGATAACTAGTTTTGTGAACTAGATCACGTTCACTTGACAGGCTCAGGCGATGAACATAGGTTGTGATTACACTCGTTTAAGGCAGGCAAACAAGCCTTCAAAAACCTTCAAAAATAAAAGTTAATAATAATTGTTAGATAAAAAGAAATACTGTATAATAGTAGTTAAGACATTGTGCTATAGCTATGTCTAAGGTCACCAAATCGGTGGCCTTTTTTGCGTTTAAGGAGTGAAAGTGAAGTTCTCTCAAGACGATACAGAGACACAAAGATTGCTTAGAAATGACAAATTGGAGTTTGCTAAGAGTGCAAGCGAAGCAGCAGTTGAGTCTTTTAAGAGAATTAAATATGGTAATTCGATTCCTCAATTATTTGTAATTGACGGAAAATGTAATGGAGTAAGCGCATATATTGAATCTTTTGATAAAGAAGCAGTCAGGGAAGCACTAAAAGACTGTCCAATAAAAAACCCTTACGCCTTTTTACTGTTCGCTGATAGTTACTTCGCGAGCACACAGGGAAAAGAAGATGTAGATAAGTTAATGGCTCTGCTAAATAAGGTTTCTATGCGTGATATTTTTGAAGGCAAAGCTGGATACAAAAACGCAAGGCTCGTAACAGAATCAGTACAGGTAATACTTTTTACTGAAGAAAAGACAGTTGTAATCACTAATCCGTATGTGTACTCACCGGTAGACGGATATGAGTTCTCAGACAACAAAACAATAATGGATACGTCAGAGTCAGAAACAGACATTACTGGAAAAGCAGTCCATTCATTTGAAGATCTAAAGGAGATGTGTAATGCCAATTAATATTGAATCCGATGAACTACTGTCAATTAACTCTTTTTACTCGTTTAAAACAGCACGGGCGCTAATTGAGCAGATCCGAGAGACTGCTGTTATCCAGAAAATCGTTGATACATCTAAAATTCCCCCTGCTCTTATTGGAATCAACGACGAAGGCCAAATTCACGTTGAGTACCTAACGAGAGAGTGTATTAGTGAAACTAGTGAAACTGGATTAGATATCACTCCAGTTGTCAGCAGTATGTTCAAATGGGTTAGAGAAGAAAACCACGGAGTAGAACATCTAGCGTTTATTCTTCCTTCGCATGGGTACGAAAACACAGACCCGAATGCAACTTCTCACACAATGACTCGTCTTGTGTCAAATGAGGAAGCACGACGTGCATATGAAAACCAGCTTGGAATCACTACGTATGTCATTTTTCTGCTTGATGCACACAACAACAAAATCATCTACCAGGACTACATTTACAGTCCAGATGGAGGATGGGAGTTCTCTATTCCGGCTGTGGAGGATCTAGTTGTTGACGGTCCTATGAATCCAGCCCCTGATTGCTGGGATTGGGACACAATCAATGCGATGAACGTTATCGCTACGCTATCGCTTGACAATAACTGAAAAACATGGAATAATATAACCATAAGCAAGAAAACCAGCTCTGCTGAATCATCTGGTTAGCTTAAGTTCAGGCTCAAACTCGGATTGCCGAGTCACTGACCAACACGAACGATAGGTCGGGATTTACTTCCCGGCCTTTTTTTATGCCCAAAAATAGGAGGTATCAGTGCCAGATAACTACATCATCGTTGAAGGCGGTGTAGTACAGAATTACCCATCGTTGCCAATTTTCGATCTAGATTGCTTTAAGGATCAATTTCCTAACCAGCAGACCTTAAACGAGATCGAAGACATTATTGACCGAATTGAATTTTACAAACTGCAAGATGCACTAAGTGAGATATACACAAGAGCACAAGTCCGAGCATATGAGATTGGAGAAATGATGGAAAACGAACGTAATACCACTAGGATCAAAGAAATGAATCTAGCAGAAAGGGTTCTTCTTTACGAGACTGATCAGATGAGTGAGCAAGAAATGATCAGCATGTTCCAAGAACTTGTTGATACAGGAATGGCTTGGAAACTACAGGGTCATTACGGAAGAACATCAATGATTCTCCTAGATGCAGGAGTTATCGCTCCTCCAGAGGATGTGCTGAGGTGACTGAGCACAAGTTACAGAGACCAGGACCAGAAACGCCAGATTTATACGAGCAAGATGGTCTTGGAAGAAAAGCAATCGTTCACGAGCATTACTTCATTGGAGGTTGTGACTGGTGGATAACCGAATACAACAAAGAGAAAGATATTGCATTCGGTTTTGCTTGTCTGGGAGATCCTCAAAGTGCAGAGCTTGGATACGTCAGCCTAGCTGAGCTAGAACAGATAAGAGTCAATGGAGTTTTCCCAGTAGAGCTTGATATGTGGTGGGATAAGTGCCCTGTTGGTGAAGTTATGGAGCAATTTAATAGGTAGTCGGGGGACTTCATTTTTGGGGGACTTATAAGGAGGACAAGTGCAAGACGGCGCAAACAACAACATTATCCATTTCGGACACTGGGATGGCTGCTGGTGTACAAGCCAGATAGAAAAGTTGTTTAAAGCGTCATTGTCAAACGTCATAGATATAACAGAACGAATCCTTATCCCACGACAAAGAGGAAGGGAAGCTACTAGGAAATGAAACGTGAACAGTACTTCGCGATAGTAGACGCGGAAACAGGAGCGATTATTGGATTCAACACTTCGTACATCGTGTTTATGACAGAGCAGCAAGTAGAAGAGATTCACGAGATGAATTTATCTTCGCTGTCTGAGTACGCAGTAGATCACGGATTAAAAATTGCTGAGGTATATCAAGCCGCTGCAGATGCCTGGATTCAACACAACATAGAAAGCGCGGGTGATTGAAATGAAATTAGAAGATTACGTCAATGTCACTGATGAAAAGATGGATGGCGTTGTATATCAAATGCTCGTCAACAACGAGCTTAATGAAGCTAACCACGTTGCTATACACGAGTACATGGGTGTTCACAAAAGAGAGATGACCCCAGAAACTATCGCAAACGCAGTTACCATCTCCGCTCTGTGCATGTACGGTATTCCATCCCTTCCTTCTCCAAGCATCCCTATCGCTCTTGACCACGATCTTGACTTCGAGGATTTTAGGAGAACAGGAATCGAGAGCTACGAAGAAGTGACTATTAGCGAACTATATCCTGGAGTAAAAAATGACTGACTATAGCGGTCTAGGAGACCTAGTTAAGCGTGAAAGCACTCTATATATGCTTCTTAGAAGCAATGGTCTTAGCAGGACCACACAGAACGAAATTATGGAGTGGGTACATTCCCAAGAGCATATTTTTGATCCAGACAAGCTATCAGAAGATGCTAAAAGTGATATCGGAGGAGCACTAGCGCTAGCTGCACTCTGCGAATGGGAAGTTGGCATTAGGGAATTCGCTTTAGCTGGAGCTGACATAGGCCACGAGAAATTCAAATCTAGCCTTTGTGGAATCATCGCTGATGGGATCAGAAAAGGAGTACCGCTAGATTTAGTAAAGATGATCCTGGTCAAATCGTACGAAGAACAAATAATCGACAAAATGGCAAACAATAATTGATCTTTAATGTTATTTGCTATATAATAGAAGTAAGCGAAGGAACTACTATGCTCAAAAGCAAGTAGAATCTAGAGCTTAAGGCAGGTAATCAGACCGAATAATAACGGTTTGAGAGCCTGCCTTTTGTCATGTTCAAATCAAATGTCACATCAAATCAATCCCTAATGGGACCAAAAGAAAGGCAAGACCATGGAGAACAACAACAACTACGCAGCCGGCTACACCTACGGAAACAAAGAAGAAGTACAGGTAACACTGCGAGTTCAGTTTGGTCGCGGAGCCAAAAAGGTCTGGGAGACAATTCAGTCTTGGGCCGAAGTAATGATCGGCGCATTCCGAACAGTTGGCATGAGGTTCTTTAAGGGTCTCATGTACGTTGCAACCCGCACGGTAGAAGTCGCAGGAACATGCGTGTCAGCTGTTCCATCAATCATCGCTTCTACAGTGCGAGTTACGTTCGGAGTCCTAAAGTGGACGTTTGACCTGTTCGTGGCCGGAGTGCTGGTCATTGCAGGACTCGCGGCTGGACTATTCATCCTTCTTGGCAACGGGATGATGGCAGCGCTTAGCTGGATCAGCGACACTTCACAGAAGGTCGCAAGGAGTTCTTGGAGGCTCACGAAGCGAGTGAGTAGGTCGCGCAAGCTCAGCCACTCGTTCAAATCAACAAAGAGCGAAACACACAGGACGACCGCAGGCGGAAGTCAAGCACAAGCCGCTTAGCATGATAGGTAGGCCCATAGTCATACGATTGTGGGCCTACCTATTGTCTTTGGGGGACACATTGAAGTACGTAAATAAAACTCCAAATTGGTCAAAGGCCAATTGTCTACATACAGATCCAGAGCTTTTCTTTCCGATGACAACTATCACGCGCAAAGACGAGATTGAAATACACAACACGTGTGGATCTTGTGTAATACGCCTAGAGTGCGAAAGGTTCGGGA